TGAATTTGATAATGGTAGGTAAATTAAGTCACCCTCACGTGGACGGTCACTATTAATATCATTATCATATTGTGCTACTGTTTGATCCCAACGCCGACGTGCAACAACAAAGGTAGCCTCATCTCGGATCTCTACGCCGAATCGAGTAAACAGGTCACCTTCACCATCGAATCCCTCGATGTTATCAATGTACATTTCTACTTTATATGATGAATTAAATGATGAGGCTGGATCATCGCCAAAAATTTTATCTTCATCAACAAGATCTCTTGGCAGATAATAGACATCCTGCCCATAGATCTTTAACGATTCTATGACTATGTTTTCGTATAACTCATGTTCCGATCTAACCTTATCGGTAAAGTAAATATTTCTAGCCATGTCATCCTACAAAAAAGTCGGCCGGCATTTCATGTTCAAGTCTTATTTTCTCTTGTAATTCTTGAATTTCAGCTTGTGCATCATCATAAATCTGTCTGCCGTTAATAATAACCCCTCCAGGTAATTGCATACCTTCGAACTTAATTAAGTTCATTCCCCATTGTAATTTAATAAGAGAAGTGGCGTATGCCTTTAACCACATATCATTGTAAATTGATGTGTGTGTATCTGGGTCAATTGTCTGATATACCTCAAATACAAGATAATCACCTAGAACAATATCCTTATCCTCAAAATTACCATGAATATACACACGATTTTGTTTCCGTGCAAAGTCAACAATTGGTGCACCATTTAGAACCATATCCAGGGTTGTCAGATATTGTTGCATCTGCTCGTAATAAGCAAGGTCACCATTATGTTGATGCATCATTGCAATATCATTCAGATGCATTTGATATTTTAAATTAAACATATTTCCTGTTGATGTAGAGGATGATACCGAAAACATCTTGGAAATATATAACACATCAGAACTAATATCAATGTATTTGTTTGTTACATCGGTCGCGGTTACCTGATGTTTTAAATAACCACGGTAGGTAGCATCAGAATGGAATTCCTGATAATACTGAATCGCCTCATCAATACGATCTTCAACCTGATCTTCATCTACATTAATTTCGATAACCGGATCACCCAGTTTTCGTTTACAGTAGTCAATCAGTGTATCTCTTGAATTAGGATTTGCCATCTATTATAACGCAGTATTACCCACGCCCGTAATTGTTTTTAATGTTGAACCACCTGAATCCTTAATTAAAAGAATATCATTGGCATGAGTAGCAACAACACCAAGAGTTCCACCTGAATCAGGTAAAACAACATCCACGTTACCACCGGACATTTGTGAGTGTGTTGGGGATTTAACTCGAACTCTGTGTGAGTTACCTACCTCACAGAATACATCAAGGTATGCAACATTACCAGTATTTGTTTTAATGGTAATGGCACCTGCTTCTGTATTTACAATACGGTTAAAATCCCATGCTGTATTTGTATGGTTATATGTCATACTAGCGCCGGCAGTGGCAACCTCAAGACCTGCACCATTGGTAGCAGATGAATCAGGTGAACTATCGGCAACAACAATTGTTTTATCGTTAATTGTAAGAGTTTCTGAATTCAGAATTGTTTGTGTACCCTGGACCGTAAGGTTACCAGTAATGGTTAAATCTGAATCAATTGTAAACATACCCTTGGATGAATCATAGGTAATACCATTACCTACCTGGAAATATCCACGGACACTATCAACAGACACACCAGTAAATGTTAATCTACCACGTGCTGAATCATATTCTAATTGACCACCCTCAGTAATTGCATTTTCTGCACTGAGTGAATTTCGGCCAAGTAAATTATCTGCACCATTTGCAGAATCTTTAAATACGAGTGCGTTATTGTTATTAACACTAAGGACGGTACCACCAAGGTAAATTGTATTACCAGAAAGGTGAAGGTCCTTCCATTTTTTAGAGGAATCACCAAGATCATAGGCAGAGTCAATGGCAGGCGTAAGATGCCCACCTACAATCATAGGATTGCCGGATAGGTCTAGCGTATCACCATTGGCAATTTCTCTCATTTTATTGTTAGCAATTACTAATGGGATTCTATTTGCCATTATATCCTCTCTAAAAACTTTATACTATTTATAATAAAAGTAAGTTAGACTTAGTCTTTTACCTGATTGTATCGAAACCGGTAACACTTCATGTTCCTGTTCGCCTTTAAATTCCACAGCAATATTATTTTCATATTCAATCACATCATCCTCAACAACCAATTCACCACCGGTAAAAACATCCTCATTTCGTTTTAAAAAGAAAATTAATGTTTTTTCTGTATCATCTGTGTGTCGTTTATAGTAACCATTATCATCATATACATTTAGTAAAACACTCATTTTATGGCCATCATTATATGTGGAACCTAATGCGTGTATATTTGGTACTAAATTTTTAGCATTTTCCTCCGGTAAAAGATAACCTGTTCCTTTTTTCTTTTTCTTGGCAGAACCATCAATATGTGAAACCTCCAAAAGAGGCATTAAAAAATTTATTTCTTGTTCTACCAAACCTAATTGTTGTTCATTTAATACATTATCATAAACTATTGTCATGCCGCTATTTCTAATAATATAAGATTTGCCTGTGTTCCATGTGACTGTTGACCAGAGCCTCGCCATCCATCTCCATTAGGATAAATTGTTGTTCCCGATTCAACCCATATTGATACGGTATATGTCAAAGCAGATGATCCAGACGCAGGTGAATCCAAAAATGAAAAGGTTGTCGGAAGCATTATATATACACCAGATCCACTCAATGAACTTGCACCACCTTTATCTGTACCAATTGTGTAGGTTGTATTATTTCTACCACTTGCAGTACCATACGAAAGATACGTCGAACCTCTTCTTAAGTTCACAGATGTATCAGTCGCGTTATTTGTACCATAACATCCACTAAAAATAACCTGAATTTTAGAATCATTTTCCTTACGAGTTATTGATTGTGAAACCCAAGTTGTATTTGAATTTGCAGAAACAGCATTTGAATTCCATGAATTATCTGTACCTTGAACAACCTGTAGAATACTACCAGAAGGTTGTTTTGAGTGTGGAATTGCTGGTAAATCGGCGGCAGTCAATGCCGGTATTTCCAATCTTCTTGGTTTGGCTCTTTGAATAGGCATTACCGTGCGATCTCCCTAATGGTAAAATAACTATATGTCGATCCACCATATGTATGAAACCATACTGTTCCACTGCCGGCGGGATTTCTACCTCTTACCTTATAGGTTACAGTGTTTGTGCTTGAAACATCATGATAATGATGCAAAGTGTGTCTTCCTGGATCTGCATCTGTTGCACCAGATCCTATATGTTGGCCAGATGTCATCAATACATTTGAATTTGTATCATCATAAAATTGCCATTGAATTTTTGCACTGCTACCATTTCTACCTGCAGAATAATTCAAATACAATTCTAATCTACTATTTGCAAATTTCGGAGTAAATGAAAGGCTATCAACATCAGTATATGTTGATGAAGTGGTTGAAATATCTGCATTACGACGAACATGTTTTACCTGAACAATTGAACCAGGTGAATGAATGCCACCAGTAAACGCAACGGTATCTGCAGAATCCAGAGAATTTTTAATTGTATCTACTAATAAAACGCTTGTCATTCTCTTATCCTAAATATGTAAATGACGCAAATGAATATCTCTCAGCACCAGTACCTTCATAATAATTTAAACTACTAAAATTAACCCACTGAAAATAATCACCTGCTGTGGCCTTATGCACATAATGACCTGTCAATGATCTATGTCCATGATATGGCCTATAGACTCGAGTACCGTTTACCTCAAGATCTACTCCTATGGCAGAGGTTCCACTTGCTCCCAATAAATGAATTAAACAAAGATAAAGACCATCTACTGGACATGTAAATCGATAAGTAGATGTGTCGTAATGATTGCCATCATTAACTACTGCGTTATCAAAATCACCTGTTGTGTGATTAACATATGCACTTCCACCCCAATCTACTAATGCGTAAGGAATAGTATCAATGTCTGCTCGACCTTCAACATTAAGGTTACCTTTTACAGTCACATTACCAGAGGTATCAATGGTCATCGCATCGGTACCGTTGGTATGCTGAATATTTCTTACACCTAATACACTATTTGT